TGACTCCATATAATGCACTGCTAATACATCTATAGTATAACATCAATCAATTGCGTTGTCAAATTCTGTCGGTAATAATATTTACTGTTTCTGGCGATAAAACTACTTCGTAGTGTGTGGACTTGGATATTAGCAATTCCATCTGGTCTGGTAAATGTTTCATACTTTCCACAGTTACTACTCCGTCGTTTGGGGCTGTTATAAATGGATTGCTGCCACAAGTGGTTACCACATTGGTCCAATTTCGTGGCACACGCATCTTGGGTACACTGGCCATGGGTTCACTGCCAGGACTGATGTCGCGCATGAGTTGATTAAATGGTAAAAAGAATTGAGCCAATACTGCTTCGCGGCATCCACCGTAGGGTGTAGCGAGTGTGACTGCCCCTGCTGTTCGATTGAAAAAGTCTTGTGCCAAATGCAGTGCATAAATTCCACCCAGACTATGAGCTACAAAAAAGATTGAGCCGCGAGATTGCGAAATAGTTTCTCGCATTCTGTTTAGATTATGTTTAAATCCATTAGTGCTGTTGTACTCTATAACAGTTTCAACAGGATGATTTAAATGGTGACGAATGTAGTTGAAACTATCCCCAGAGGCCGAAGCTCCGTGAATATAAACAACATTCACGATTTCTTAAACAGTCCTAGTATTTTAGATTGAATTGATTTTGCATAATCGGGTTGTGGGAAATTCCAACCAACAAATGCACCTACCAGTAACCAGAAAATTGTTTCTAACATGTCAGAGTCCTTTTTTGTTTAATGCTCGCTGGGCCATGGTATTGACAGTTTCGCGAGCCTGATCCACTGTCATGTTGGGTGCACCTTCAACCGCACCTTTGAATATGACTTCTGTGTCAGTGACATCAGCAATCAATTCTTTCAAAGGAGCCTGTTGCACAAGATTACGTAATTGTGCGTCATTCAAACTGACTCCTATATTTTTGGCCAAATCTAGAAATGCTGCGATTGATATTTTTTTTTCAGCATCTGTGTCTTGGGCACGTGCCAACAAAAACTGGCTAAGTGCAGCCAGTTTCTGTGTGTTTGCTGAATTTACTTCAAATTCAATCAGTTTCATTATTTCTTTTTGGCAAAAGGATTTACGCCTTTCTTGGGACCTGCTTTCTTGTCAGCCGCAGCTGACTTCATTGTTTCTTTCTTGTTGCCATCCTTGTCAAGATCCAGGAAGTCTGGCTTCTTGCCTTTCTTGGCTTCAGCAACACGACGGTCACGGCCTAATGCTTCTGGTGCACCAAGAGGTGTTGGCTCTTCTTCATCAGCACCCATGTCAGCAGGTTCAGCATTTAAATCAGCTCCCATGTCTGCAGCAGGTTCTGCATTGAGATCTGCACCCATGTCTGCAGCAGGTTCTTGACCTGGTACAACAGGTTCTTGACCTGTCAGTGTTCCTTGTGCGCCTTCCAATGCTGTCTTACCTTGCTGAACTGATTGTAGCAATTGTGTAAGTGCAGCAGCAGTAGCAGATTGATAAGCAGTGGCTTGGTCAACACCCATGTCGTTCTTGATTGAATCTGTCAAGGCCGGTAGGTCTTTGAACTGCATGGCACTGATCTGTTCCAACATTTTTTGTACTTGATCAACTATGTCTTGGGCAGCCAACACAACCTGTGCCTGCTGGATTTCGCTTTCGCGCAACCTGCGGCGAGCTTGACGTGATTCTTTTTGCATAGCACTGGCAGCAACAGCACCAACTAGTGCTTGTTCGTCTGGATTCAAGGTTTGGCCGGCCTGGCTTTTCTTCATTGCAGCTTGTACCTTGGGATCTTTTGTATCCACAGGAACAGCACCAGCAGCTGGTTGTCCGGGTACAACAGGAGCCACTTCTTTCAGACGCCCTTTGAGACCCGATTCCAACATCAACAGTTTGAGATAAGCAGGATCACGTTCGCTTGAATGTGCTGCTGTAGTGGATCTGTGCTCGCTGAGCAGGCCACGCACACGCAACAGCATGTGACGAGATTCGCGCATGGTCAGATTGGCAAAAGATACGGTATGTCCCAGCCTGGCCTGCAGCACCTGTTGGGCTTTATCTTGTTGATTGTGTTGGTCTAATTCGTGCAGTTTCATCGCGATTGAATCCTTGTATTTGCCAGTATTTAGCCAAATTGACACATTTGGTCAATTGTTGTTCCACCCTGGACAGGTGGTTTTTCTTCATGGTGATCTTGAGTTGGGTAAATTCTGCTTGATCTGGATCCTGCATGCGTTTTGAAACAGCTTGACGCACCTCAATATCTGCGTAGATACGTTGTTTTTCTTGATCTAAATTCTGTAGACTGTGTGCCAGTGCCAGCTGTCTATACTTGTCGGCAATGCACCAACTCAGTGCCACACGCAAACTGCCAAAGGTCTTGACATCACGCTGTGGTCTGGCCACTTCAAAACTTTCTTTGTTTTTTGGAGTTATTGTGTAGCTGTCAAACACATGGTAAAGACCGTCGGCACTGAATATTAGATTATCTTTGATTTGGTCAAATTCTTGTTGCATCAGCTTTTCCAGCTGTGGTATGGCAGTGTTTTGTTTCATTTAAGTACGTAATGCGTTACGAGCCAGCCCACTATTCCGCCCAGTGTAACAATAATGCCCAGGCCCCACTTGATGATCTGATCATTGCGATTGGCAATCACTGTCTGTATCATGCCCCGTATGTCAGAAATCATCTTGTTATTTTCAATTGATCTGGCCTCAAGTGATTCTAACTTTTCTTCCAGATAACGATAGCGTTCGGCACACAATTCCACATGTGCTTCCAAACTCTTTTTTTCAATATCAGTTGTGTCAACCATGCTGTGTGTCCCAGGATGTTTTATTTATGCTAACAGCTCAAACCAGATGTTGGCATCTGCACTCAAAGACACCAAGACCGGTGCAATTTCTCCTGTTTCATCCAGGCCCTGGATCATGGGCACATCTTCGCAGTCTTTTTGCAGATAACCCACTGGATTACCATCACAGGCCACAGTGGCAGGATCAACCACTACAAATTCAAACGACCAAATGCCAGTGTCCGCATTGTGTACAGGCCGGGTGATATTTTCTGGCAAGGTTCGCAAGGAAATGATTTGATTCACAGTTTCCCAGTTGCACTGTTGATTTCTGGCCCGGTTCCATTCCGACTCTGTGCCAATTACACGACCCGAGACATCTTTGAACTGCATGTTGGACTTGTGACTACGATTCTTTACACCTGTTTCGGTAATATCAAATCGAGTCTGACATCGTATGCGTTGACTCATATAGACAATGTTACCTGTGACAGGTCAGATCTGGTGATTCTGCAATTTAGTGCAATCACAATGCGATCTTTCTTGCCACGGTAAACCACAGCAGAATGTTGCAACCAACTGGGGAAAACCACCATCATACCAGGTTCTGCTCTGAAGTCAATACTGGTGTTGCGATTGACCCAGGCCATTCCTGCATCTGCATATCCACAATTATTGGGGTTGTAAAATCTGTTGACACCATTTTTATCTTCAGCAGCACCCATGTCTCCGGTGTCTACATAATAGATAGCAGACCAAGAACTGCCAGGATGAGCATGCATGTCATGATAGCCACCGTCGCGGGTGATGTGGCACCAGGATTCGTGTATCTCTACTGTGACATTCATACCTGGGGGCCAATAGGCCTTGTTGGCATTGGCAGCAGCACGAAACATACACTGTTTGGCCCAGTGACTGAATGCAAGTACCGCAGGCGAATCTGTAGACACAAAGTCAAAGCCGCTCTCGTACAGGCCACGTTTGGCATCAGGAGCAACATTGCTGACATGTTTCTTGGCTTCAAGCTCGTAACAGACCTGGGCAATTTCGTCTCGATGTTGATCGTGGTCAGCCCATTGAAAATCGTACATCAAGACAGGCCATAATGGAATTGGGTTGAGTGGTTGCATAGTATAGGTATTTAATGGTCAAAACAAAGCCCCGAAATAAATCCGGGGCTCTGGGTCTATACTAAACTGACTTGGAATTAACTTAAAGCTAGTTTGAAACCTACGTTTGTAACGTCTGTACCTGTAACGTTGACACCAGTTACTGTACCATCGCTGGCTGTGATCTGGATGTTACCTAATGCACGCAGTTGAGCTTGCAGATCGGCTGCTGTGTAAGCGCCACTTGGATAAACAGCGTAGCTGATCTGACCAGCTGAAGCAGCTTCAACTTGGTACATAGCAATAGTAGCTGTAGTTTGAATGCTTTGGTTTAGTTGAACAATAACACCTGGTGTGAAAACACCTGATGTTACATTACCCAACTGATTTTGCAAGTCAATATTCTGTTGTGAACCGTTCTGAACCACAACGCCGAAGAAGTCCAGTTTTGGACCTGCCATCTGCACTAGTGCAGCTGAAGAGATTTGGCCTTGTTGTGGGCCGTTTGCTAAGTCTAAGGCAAATACCGGTTGTGCATCACCGTTTGCTGGATTGAATACTGCCATTTTAATTCTCCTTGGTTAAGTGGGAATGTTTCGTCCCTGCACTTATTTATACCAAAAGGCAGAAATCGGTTGGTACCTATGTCAATTCAGGATTGTTTTGTGCAAAGTTTGCCTTGCTGAATCTAAAACGATCCACAAACTTCATGTTTTGTCCCACATAACCTTCATGTCCAGGCTCGTTGTTGATGCTGGCCTGCACATCTTGTGCCTGAGCATCCAGTTGACGTACCACTTGATTTTTAAGACTAGAAATTTCCAAGAACGCTTGGAACAGGGCTGCCACTGCCTGTTTGTTTTCAGTAGCCCATTCAAATATGCGTGGTGCCTTGGCAGGGGACTTTTGTCTAACCCAGTCACCAAAACCACTCATCAAATTATCATAGCTGCCAGTACGCACACGACTGTTGATGTAGGTCTTGACCAAGGCCGGAAAATCACTGATCTTGCGTGCTCTAAGTTCAGCAGGATCAAACAATTGATCCATGGCTGCACCGTATTTTGTGAGCAATTGAGTAGCATCCTTGACAGTGGCAGCGTCGAGCTTGATCTGTTTGGGATTTTTTAGACTGGGATCCAGTATCAGCAGACCTGGACTGTCTGCCAAGGCAGCAGCACGTATGGGAGTGGCAGCTGCTCCTGGCGCTGCCAAAGAAGTATGAATGGCCACTGCTGCTGTGCTTTGACCAATCTTCTGACCCAGGTCTGTGTTGGCTGGAACTGTGTATGTCACAGTGTTGGGTGTGAACACATAGTTGTTGCCTTTTAACTCTGGGGTTTGGCTATACAACAGATCGCCTTGAATATAGCCACGGAAATCTTCAGGTACTGCGCGACGCAGCAAGGGAAACAAGCGTTGATATAAGGCAATCAGTTCACCACGTTCTCCACCACGCTGTGCCATAATCCGGGCTATTTGATCTGTGCTGGTGGCCAAGCCGTCATAGCCCTTGGCACCAAATCCTGACTTGTCTGTCAACACAAACTCACCCGAAGGTTTACGGCCAAATATGATGGCAGGTTTTCCATCCCATTTCACTGTGGTTTCGCTGGGATTGCGAGCAGCAGTCACAATACCGTCAAGTGCTTGCTTGAGGCCGGCACTGGGTCGTTGATCAAAGATCATGTCTTCAGGGTGTTCAATGCGCACTCCTTCCACAATGACCTGCATGCCCTGATTCACAATGCGATCACGTAAACGAGCCATCATGCTGACTTCGTTGTATTCTGTGTATAGTGCTGTGTTCTCGTAGATGCCTTCGTCAAATTTTATACCTTCGCGTTCCATGTGTGCCTTGAAGTCAGCAATTTTTGCAGCACGTTTGGGATCAGCTTCTAGGGCTTTTAAGATAGATTCTACGCTGTAGAGATCAACAATGGTAGAGTTGGGACTCAGCAGCATCTGTGCCACCATGGAAGGATCGTCGGTGATCAGTTCATTCGTGGCACGATTCATGATGCCGTCATTTTGATTTAACTTGTAGCCCAAGGCCTTGGCCATTGAGTTCATCATGATGTTACGCAGGGCACCCTTGTATTTGCTGCGTGGATCGCTGCTCAATACAAACTGTGTCCATCGTGGCTTGTTGCTGAACATAAAGTCAGTTTGCACAAACCCGTTTTTAGGATTGCCGCCAATGGCAGTAAAGAAATGTACAGCTGAACCTGTTTTCTTGATGTATTTGGCAGGATCTACACCTTTGCTCTTGGCCCATTGTGCTAATACTGTGACCAATTGATCTTTGCTCATTTCACCAGCATCTACACTAAGATCCAAGTCACCGGAGTCTGCTTTGCGACCAGTTGACCCTAACCATTTGACGGGTTTGCCATCGCGTTTATCTTTGTCTTTTGTGAGGTCCAAGCCAGTAATCTTCTCTAACCACTGTGCAGTGGGCATGACATCTGCTTGTGCAATACGCTGGGTCAATGATTGACCAGCAGCATCTTTGAATACGTTGCCGCCTTCGTTTAAATTCATTTTGGTTTATTCATTCCTGACATTTTTGATTTAAGCATTAATGTAGCTAATTCATTAAATGCTTCTGGTGATAGTGTTTTTTGCAGTTTAGATATCAGCTGCGGCGGAGTCATAGAAGAAAGATCAGATGCACCTGGTGCGCTAGAAATTGGTGTTTGTTTTGCTTTGGTAAATTTTTGTCCAATCCCGGCAGCACTATCTGCAGGTTCGTCACCCGATTGTGCAGTATTGCCAGCAGTTTTAGCTGTGTGCCTTAATCCTGTGGGAGTTTGTGCGACTGATCCACCTGTACTAGTAGCACCAGGCGGTTGCATAGTTTTCATGGTTTGTGCCATGTTTCCAAATACGTTTGCACCCTGGTCTTGTGTAGTGCCAGTTGCAGCGCCAGAGCCAGTTGCAGCGCCGGCAGCGGCAGCAGCAGCAGTGGGTTGCGCAGCGAACTGCGCAGGAGGTCGATAACGACCTGCAGGAGTAGCAACTTCAATATTCATAGCACTGTAAATATCTTGAATCACATCATCAGAAACATTGCCGGCTTTTAAAATATCAGCAATGATACCACTGTCGTCTGGCTTGCCACTTTTTTCCCAACTTCTATACAGATTTGCTGTGTCTACCTGTTTGGTAGTCAGTTTGGTTCCAAAAGATTTGAGTTTGTCTAAGACAGGGCCTTCTGTGATCTGTCCGCCGGTAATGGCAAATATTTCACGTATTTCTTTATTGGTCAATCTGGTGTAACGTTCACGAACTTGATTAAAGTTTGCAGGTGCAGGAGCGGCAGCAGGAGCGGCAGCAGGAGCGGCAGCAGGAGCGGCAGCAGGAGCGGCAGCAGGAGCGGCTTTAGTTGCACCGGTAGCAGCTTGTACAATACCCTGAGCGGCTGCTGCTATGCCTTTGGTCATTTTGGTCGTAACCTGATACAGTTTATCGTTGGCTATGGCCAACTGTCGTGCAGTATTGTCGTCAACAACAGCGCCTTCAAAATAATCAGGTTCTGTACACTTTGCAAAGATTTTTCTAAATTCATCCCATGCCTGGGTCTTGGCCGTTGGATTACCAGTAGTGTTGAATGTTTTGACCAATTGAGATAGACGATCTGCATCAGCATTTCTAAAGTATCCATTGAGGGCTTCAGCTTCACTACTAGACGCACTAAGAAGCTCGGTTCCTGGCAGGGCGTACCTTTGGTTTACTCGCGCAATATCCTCCGCGCTAAAGTTTATTGTTTCACTCCATCCAAATTTGGCTTTTCTAATTTCAGGTGTGTACTGCACCATGTCCAAGGTCCATGACCGGAACCACTCGCCAATGCTGTCCAGCACCGAACCTGTGAGATAACCAAATGCTGCTGTCTTGAGACCCTTGCCCACAGCAGTTGACAGTTTTTCACCTTTCAATAATTCCGTTGCAGCACGCAACACTTGTCCTGCAACAGCTGCACCGCCAGGGCCTGTGGCTAATGCTGCTATTGCTGTCAATGTTCCGATCACAAATGCAGTCTTGCCAGGATTGGCCTTGGCATATTGCCCCAACTGATTGATGGTCTTGATCGCAGCACTATCCGCACCTAGTTTTGCAGTGACATCGGTCTTTAGCTTTTCAAACTTTTGATCAAAATATTGTACAGGTGCAGTCTTCTGTAGGTACCCGCCCAGTCCGTCAATGGCCCGGTTGACTGTACCAGCCACTGCCTTGGTTGCATCTACAGCTTTTCCAATTACGGTACGGCCAGCACCGCCTTGTGCAGTTTGTTTTTGTTGAGCCTGTTGGAAAATCTGTTGTATTTGATCAGCAGTGAGAGTTGTTTCAAACAAGGGACGCAGTTCTCGCACAATACCTTCAACAATGCGGCGCTGATCTCTGGTGAGATCATGGCATACATTTTCAATCAACACAGCACTCTGCTGTTTTTGAGCTAATTCAAAAATTTGCATGATTTATCTTGAGCCTTTTGTCTTGGATTCTGAGACTGGTTCCTGTTGCACTCGCTTCAACAAGTTCATTACTTTCACAGTGGTAGCAGGATCGGCCTGCACCAATTCTTGAAATGCTATGCCCAAAATCTGATAGTGTGTTGCAGTCATGGCACCTGACTTGACAGCCAGCATGGCCTGTGTCAACTTGGCACCATCTACGCCCGGCAACAGTTGTTTCAGTGCCTGCACATTCAACATGCCCTGGGTTTGTTGGCCTTTGACCTGTCCAGCTGCTTGTTGAACATTTTTTACTGCAGGTGCAGCAGGTGCACCGGGCTGTGCAGACAGTGCCACAGGTGTTTGTTCTTTGAGTATATGTTTAATCTGCATCACTTCTCCTGACTGTTCTTGTGAATTTTTTTGGATCTCGATCACGGATTGCATTTAGTAATTTGCGTACTAAATTTTCGGCTTGATCAGTAGGATACGCTGATTCAATCTGTTCGATCAGTCTAATGGCGCTGGCAATCACATTTGTGGCACGACTTTCTACCACATAGCGACGATCGCGATCCTGAAATCGATCTTGATAGATCGTGTCTAATTCTTCCAGAATGCTACGGGTTTTTTTCTGCATTTTTCCTGATCTCTTGGTTTATTTATTAGAATATGCTGCATCATATCCATCAGAAATCTTGGCAAAAGTAGATAACAACAGTGTCATTAGTTTTGTTTAATCTGTCCCAACAATTGTTTCAGCTTGTTACTTTGTACATCAGCTGTGATCTTGAGTGTATCTTCATCGTTATCCGATTTAGTGAGTTGGCTGCGGGCCTTGATAGAATCCATGATGCTGGGTCTCGGTGGACCACCGTTGCTAAATGCATGCCCTGTTTCGTCCAGCCCGGCATCTGTAATACGCATGGTTTCAATGTTGTAGTCTAAGTCTACTTTGCTACCAACACCTTGACTGCTGCGTGATTTCATGCATTGCATCTGATACTTACCACGCTCTTTCATGGCACGACTGGTAAAGATACCAAACACAAAGTCAGCTGTGTTGATCTTACTGATACCACCTGCAATATGACTATGGTCAAACTCAATTTCTTCAACTGCACTACGGTTAAGCTGCGATGCTGTGACCATTAGCACACCAAGTTCAATTGCCAAGTTACGCAGCTCTTCTGCTGAGTACTTGTCTTTGATAAACTGATCGTTGGGATTAACCTTGATGGACACAGGCATAATCAAGTCCAAGTAGTCGATCATGACAAAGTCAATCTTTGATTCTGTTTGGATTTCGTACTCTTTGATAAAGCTTCGTATATCGTTTACATTACTCTGTGCCGGCAAACTCTTGATACGATATGCCCCAGCTTTTTTTCCTGCCATCTTAATTTTGAGTTCGGTGGTATCCAAGTCACGTCGAATGTCTTTGGTACTTGTGTCTGTCAACATGGCTGCTGTACGCAATGTGGATAATTCTTCCGACAGTTCTAGTGTAATATACACTCCGGACAAGCCTTGCTGTAACCAGTTCAGTGCCAGGTTCATCATGACCAGGCTCTTACCTGATCCAGATCCGCCGGCAAAGATGTTCAACTCGCCTCGGCTAAATCCACCATACAAGATATGATCCATCTGAGGCCAACCTGTCGAAACCTGGCCGCCCTTGTTAAAATACTTGTTGAGTGTTTCTTTCGGAGTTGCCCAGAAGTCTGTGCCCAAGTCTTTGGTTAGACTAATCTGTACTGCGTCCTTGATCAGCTTTTCAACAGGTTCATACTCACCTTTCTCTAATAGGTCTGCTGACTTTAAAATTGCACGTTCCAGTTCTTGCCTACGAGTAAACCCTTCAAACTCTTCCAGGAACCAATCAAAGTGTCCTTCGGTCAAGTCTGGTATTTGTTGTAATGTTATTCCTGTGGTTGCTTTAATTTGTGTGCGATCTGGCATAGTCTTATGATCATTACAATGTGTCATAATGAACTCGGCAGCCGGTCTCAGCGTACGATCAAAGTTTTCTGGATTATAAATGTTCTGCACACGTACATAGCTGGATGCATCTTGCATCATCATTTCTAAGAATAGTCGTTGCACATCAATACCGTATTCTTTTAACAAAGTCCATTCCTTTCCATAGTCGGTAATAAAGATTTTTCAAAGAAATATCTATTTCCAGCAGAGCCATGATGGCCCCAGGGGTCGTCTGAGTCAGCTGGTTTGTTGACTCCGATATTGATACCATGATAGGTATCTTTAAACAAGATACCACGTGGGTGATTCATACAGTATGGTAACACAAAATTGCTGGGTCCCCATTGATTTCCTACGTCAAGATCCTTGCTTAAATTTAGAATCATATAATTGGCATCAATGCTATCCAGCCACTTGGTCAACAAAAACACTGTGCGTAAAGTCTGCATTTCTAACCAAGCTCGATCATGATGTATAATCAATTCTTTGTCAGTGCCATAATTTTGCAAAGACACCAGACCACGATGGCACGAGATATCAAAAGATTCATTGTGCCAGTCACTGGTATTGATAGAATGTCCCAGATATTCAGTATCTTTATAATCATCAAACACCGTAATACGTTCCAATGGGGGTATGCCTATCAGTACCAGGTCTTGATTCCAATTTATTTCATCTTGTAGTCCTACCAGCAGTTGGCATACTGCGTCAAAACTATTGACCGGTCTAGAGCAATTTTTAATGACAGGTATGCCAACATGAGATGCCAACAATCCCCAAAAGCTGTCTTGTGGTGCTACACAAACATCAGGGGTAGTATAACTGTCACCAAAGACCCAAAGTTTATCGTAATTTTTTAACAAGTTGTCGTTTCCTCAGTTCTATTTTAATTCGACTAGTTTCTCGGGCCTGCATTATAGTTAGCAAAGTTGCCAGTCTACCCCAACGAATTACAGCATCGTTTACATCTTTGCAATCTTCCCAAGCAGGCATACTTACAGCCCAGCCCAGTTCTATAGCACGATCAACAAGTTCCATGCCGGCTTTATCTTGGTCCGGAACTACTGTTATTTCTTTACCCAAGTTACGTATTAGTCTGGCTTGAGCATCGTTTACGGTGTTGTGCATAAGTGCGAGCCCGCTAATACTCAATGCATCAAAAATACCTTCGGTCACAATTACATGCTGCCAGGCCGAATGTTGTAGATCTGTACCAAATACATATCCAGGTTGGAAGTCGTTTACCCATACAGGTTTACGATCATCTAAAAATCTGGTTGTACAGCCCACCACTGTGTTATCATAGGTAAATGGTATGATTACGCCAGGTCTGGCAGAGGGAGTGGCACTAACCATAAAAGGATAATCTAAGGGTGCAAGCCTGCGTCGCAGATATTTCCAAATTTCTATATGGCGAGCTGTTACAAACTCAACTCCACCTATATCTCGTTCTTCAAAACGTATGTTTTGTATGGCAGCAGCAGTTCGTTGTCTATCATCTAATAGACCTGCAATGCTGCGATGCTTCATGCTTTCTAAGCTAATACGCTCAATTTCTTCTTGAGGTACATTCAACCATTCCAATAACTTACGTGCCTTGAAGCTAAGAGTGCGTCCCAGAATAAAGCTGGCTGTAAAATTACAATTGAAACAATGGTAACTCCAGCCATCAGGACTACTTAGAAGTCCGCCACGTTGGCGTCGGTCCATACTTTCGCCATTATGGATACAACAAGGCCCGTCAAAGCTGATCCAGCCAGAACTTGCTTGTTTACGTTTACCTGGAATGTATTGAACAATATCTAGCATCAAGCTAGTATAACACGTTCTATCTCGGGAATCAAGTGGTCTCGGATAACTTCGTGGCCGCGTTCATTGGGATGTCTGTTGTGCGCTAACAAATTAGGATTATTTTTCACCAATGACACTAAACCATGTTCCGGCCATAGTAATCCTTTAGCATTGATGGGAATAGACGGACCCATTGTAGTGAACTGTATTACATTGTTTTGAAACTTAAAGTTTTGTCCTTCAAAAAACAAAACAGATTGCCTATATGCAAGATTACTTAATTCATTGCAATTTGTCAAAACCATATTTGCTTTTACCATAGTTACCCAATCAGAATCAAAACAGGTTGCGCCGCCGTGTATCCAGGCACTATGAACAAATTTGTTCCACGGCGGATCATTTGCATAACTTATGTGTTGTGGATTATAAAAACTATCACGATTGCCTTCAGTGTGACCAACCAGAATCAAACATTCGCGTGGATCAAGTTGTTCGTGTTCTAACCACCAGAGGTAAGTCCATAAAGAACTTTGTAAACTCCCGCCGGCGATACCAAAATTTTCAGTAGGAACATTGTAATGTTTGCCCAACAACCCCAAGAAACAGTGACCTTCTCTATATGGAGTATTTTCCACCATTACAGGATGAGGTTTTTCAAGGTGTGTTAACCCAGGGTCAAATAACTCGTCCCCCCACATCCACGAGTCTCCAAATCCCACTATTTTTTTGAATTTCATCTATAAAGTATTTCTGTCAGTTCGCCGGTGCTGAAGTTTAATTCTAATCTAATGTAGGGATGAAATCCTGCTACATTTATGCCCAAACGTTCGGTACTGTTGGTAAGATCTAATTGATTGATAGTGTTGCCTGTTGACAAGTCTTCAAATGGCACGTCATACCATTCTACTGTGTTGGCAGTGGCTGCTGTTGCACCTTGTACAGTGATGTTGCCAGTGACATTGTCAGTGTCCAATTGAAAAGTGGTAAGTGGCGCACCATCTGTGGTCACTGTGCTGGTATAGTATACATTACCAACCGGTGCCTGACTACCCACAGTCAACAGTTGACTGGCTGTGAATGCAGGATATACCGAATTTATCAGGTTAATTACCCCACGTGCGCCAGCTTGATCATCTGTAAACACCGCTTGATCCAACACACCAGATGATATTTCAATGCTGTAGCTGGCAGGTTGTTCTTGAAAGTGTTGTGTTTCTTCAGACGTGATCGTGACCTTGGCACGACCTGTGGCAGCATTGAGAGCAACCATCTCCTTGGCAAACAAGAGATCCTGGCCATTCTGACTTATGATGCGGAATGTAAATGTGGCCCCAGAGATGTTTACCGGACGTTGGTCCTGATTCTGGAATTGAAACAGGATCACGTTGTCGACCCCAAGATTTAAAGTTAAGTTTTTTGCGTACACTGGATCCCACCTCGCGTCAAAATAAGCGCCACTGATGTCTATCAATAAAACCGATTGAATTTGTTGATATAAATAGGCAGTGGTCGCGTACATTAGAAATCTCCTTTGATATTTATGGGTACAAACATAATACAACAACTTACTGAGAAATATCCCTTTATGTCACTATGTGTGTATGCCGGTGTGGAATATGTTGGGGTTGTGCAAAATCGTGATGATATAATAACAACCATATATGATTTTGGTAGCATACCAGATATCCAAAAAAAACAGATATTTTTGGAGTTGGCCAACGTTTGGTGGTGGGAAAGCAATCGCAGTATCCCCATAAACATATTTCTAAGGTCAGAATGGGAGCCTTTTAGAGTTTATAGACGTACATTTGTCAACAAAGACTTAAATATTTTGTGTGGTCCTATCTGTAGCCTGGCAGATATAACAAAGAGAAAAACCAAAAGAAAATCAATTACTCTTGTGCGTCGTATAGGGAATGAATAAGTTTTTCTAATAATTCTGCAGCACGACAGTGTCCTTGGCTATTTAAATGTCCCGGGACTGGATCATAACACCAATCTCCGGGACCTAATCTGGCAGTCAGACTATCAGTCAGTATGTTAAGAACTGCAGGATCTTGTGCAAGGTGTTGCTGTAAACGATCATTACTGATTGCCGGCTTTTCTTCTGGGCTTAACTGTGTGTATGGAAAAATGATATAGGGTATTTGTTTGCTGCGTAGATATCCTGTTAGCATGATTATGTCTGCAGCAAGATTTGTAAATTCAGCTGCGGTGTCAAAAAAACGAAAAAACATTTCAAAATATGTTTGGTTTATTTTTTCTGCTGGATTATTTTTTATGCTTTCGTGATATTCTTCTTTAGAATGCTGCATTTTCCATTCGTTGTTTTGTCCGGGTGTGTAGAGCTTTTCAGTCCTGGATAAAAATGTCAATTGTAACAAAATTAAAGTCGTGCTATCAAACAACAAGGAGTCACGCAGTGTGTTTCTAATAATTCTGCGATTACATGACCCAGGGAGTCCTGCATTGGTGCAGGAGATTCCACGACGTTGTGCCAGTATCTCTGGGTAACACGGTTGTCCAAGCTCGTGTTGAATATAGTTGTCATAGGTAAACGAGCAACCATTGGCATAGATATGTTGTATATCACTCATCTGATAAATTCATATGCAATGCAACTAACATGGCGTAACCCAGACTATGAGATTTTTTAAACGTGTATCCGCGTGAATCGTCTCCGTTCCATACTTCAGCAAATACATTTTCCCAAGATTGATTTTGTAGATGCAATTTTCCAGGCCGTATCAGACTTATAAAAGCGGCCATGCGTACAATAGAATCTGGCTTCATGCTGGCCAACAGGCTTGTATAATTTCCCACATGTACTATCTGCTGCGACCATGCCGCATCTGTCCACAACCGATTCCAGTTGGGTTCCTTCGCTAACACTTCTTCATAATGTTCCGGACTTTTTACCAACTGATACACCGACATGTTCAATAGATCAATTTTGAAATAGCCGCGTTGTTCAGCTTTGTCGTAATCAATTGCTGCGCAGTTGTTTACCGGATCGTATGGAATATCAGTGGGATATATGCCAGAGTTATGTTTTCTGACCGAACCCTGATGTAACTGCCTGGCAGGCACGTGCTGTATTAGATTTAATAGTTGCATTCGATCTGCCAGATCGATGTCAATATCCGATTTGTTCATGGCCTTGTATCTTTAGTTGAGCATTGACGTAAGCTTCTTCCATAAGCGTCAGCTTAGGTAGTGCAGTGTTTCCTACAATCAATTCTGCTATCAGCTGATCGCATTTTTGCTTTGATTGAGCATATGGCTGTCTCTTCACAAACTCTTTGTGCAATACCGTTATGTTACTGTAATCATTAAACTGTACATTGGCCCAGCTTACAATTTTTTTGCATTGGCCAATGAATAAATTTGTGTCGTAAAAGCAAGAAAATGGAAATACGTATACATCTTTTTCAATATATACCATCTTTTTTTGTTCTGTAATGAATCCCGACATTGATGGATTTTCGAATCCTATTTGAAAAAACTCTCTCAATATGTGCCTTGGACAATCTGGATGCAATTCGTCGAATTGCATTAAATCAAGACGGTGCTGTTGCAAACACTGTTGTTTGATATTGGATGGCAATTGCTCAAAATCTGCCATGGTGTAAACATCTGGCCAATCAGATTCTTTAACTGCATTGTAACTTTCGTGAATTTGATTTGCAAAGAAACTATCATAGATGTTATCTAGAACTTTTTTGTAATTTTTATTGTTGAGTTTATGATAGGTGTTTATTTCCAGTTGGTCGTTGTCAATACCGTGATTACCAGCTCTTAATATACTAATTTGACTCAATGGCAACAAATCATCGGCTGTGATTTGTATACTAACTATTTTTTTGGTAGCGTCTGGAAAAGGCTTAGGCCAAAAAGAATAATGATCAGCAACAAAAACATTCTTGCCGATATATTCTTTTTTGTGTGCTGCTCCGAGCTGATTAAATGGTAAATTTTCAGCAGATTCAACTCCGGCTAATTTGTTGCAAACAAATTCTAAAAAATTACCGTGGGCTCCGCCTTGAAAATCAATACAAATCATTGTCTTTACCATCCTGCTTGTTTAAGTATATCTTTAATGTAATCGACATCTGTTGGGTAATCTTGAAATTTTTGCTGCCAGAAATCTGCATCAACATATGACCATATTATGGCAATTTGTTCTGAACTAAGACGTGCCAAAAACTCTTGTCCTGATTCAGAATTATACAAGACCCAGGCACTGATACGTCCTGTAGTGACAGCATAGCATAACATGTTGTCATTTCCATAACGCAAATAATCATTGGATCGATTGCCTGTTTCGTCTGCCCAACAAATGCCGTATTCGACTGATCTATGTAAGGCATCCATGGGATGTTCTATTTTGAGATATTGTTCCAGGAACTCACCATATACTTTGTCGCTGCACCAATAATCTATCTTCTTGTTATTTTTTAATAGCCAGTCAGTAAAGCGCGGAATATTAACAGCCCGGATGCTGACACAGTACTGACCAAAGCGAGCAAACGCACGATAGTACGGACTACAGGCAAAGTCATCAAATGACTTGGGTTTGCCTGTGCCTTGGCTCATTTCATAAAACTTTTGATATGCACGTAAGGCCAGTTGTATGCCAGTTTCGTTTTGACTTTGATAGCGTTTCTTTTGTTCGCAAACATGCACCACGAGCGTAGTTTCTTTAGCAAAAGATTTTTTACAATACTGGCATTCAAATTTCATTTTTTGATTTCGTTACCGTGATCTTTAATGTATTGGTCAAGTTCTTGTTTAGTTGTAATCTTTGCCAGCAGATCAATTTCGTCATCTTTCATATCTGGAAACAGTCCAGCTAATTGTTTTTGCATAGTGTTGTCACCAGCTTGTTTCTTTTTAGGTGATATCCATTGATGTCTATGCACTCCCATGCCGGGACTAACTGCTGTAGCACATAGCCATTGCAGTTTAGGATGTTTATTAATGGCAAAGAAGTTTTTGTTGAAATAGTGATTGCAGCTCTGCACATAGTACTCTTGCAGTTCTCTGGAACCTTGCACACTTGAGCCCCAACGTATCATGAGATAGTTCGAAAACTTTTTACGTTCTTCTGGGGTTAGCTCGTCGTAGAAGTCTCGATTTTTGAGATCAAATTGTTTCATCTCGTTAGCAATGTTTAGTTTGTTATCGGGCTGTGCCATTACTTAATCCTTGCTGATACCTCGTTGATGGATGTACGTAAGCGTACTATATCTCTGTGCATGCGATGTATCAGCTGATCTTGTTCTTGTACTTTTTCGCCGAGTTGTCGAACTTGTTTTTCCAGGTCCTTTTCTTTTTTTTCTTGTACATTAGGTACTATCTTTGCCAATGGAGAACCATCTTTATATTGTTTGTTCATATTACCATGCCTTATTATAATCAACAATTTCACAGTTGCGGCTGATATCTTTTACAAAATATACACAGTCGGGTTTATGACTACCATCCAATGGAACAGTTAGCATCTGTCCATTTTTTAATTTTGGAGCGTACCACGTTACATCTTGGTATACATCAACTATTTCAATGTCGAGGAAGCTGGGTCTAAAACTACTTAAAGGATTGAATTGAAATGCCTTAAAGCCTCTGTCATTGATACTGGTCAATGACAATACTTCTAGATCTCCAGAATCTGGTTCTCCAATCAATATACGCCAGTCCATAGGCATTTTAATTGTGTTGTCTCCAATCTGTAATACAAGAGCCGGACTATTGAAGCTTTCGAGAAAGATCAAAGGTATGTAGTAATAGTCTGGATTCGACGGATCGCTATTATCGAGAATAGCAAAACGCATGTCATCAATTTCTTCTGGCAATGTGTCTAAATCATAAGCTATATTATCAAGTGTAAGTATTTGCATGTTTTAATTATACATTAAATGAATTATAAAAGTCAAGCCTGCCATTCTAATTTCTCTGCCGAAAATGGATAGTTTGCTTCTTTGTAAAATGCCTTGCGTCGGGTCAAGTGCCGTCGGGCAAATTTACAAGTTGATGTAATGTCCCATATTTCAACATGGTCTTTGTCTTCGGCTTTTCTAATACCGCGACCAATACTTTGAATTACCCTGGTAAAGCTCTTCCCAGATTCCACCATAACCAGGTTAAATATCCTAGGAATATTGATACCGACAGCAGCAACACCGTATGTTGCGATAATAACTTTGTTAGTTGACGTAGCAATTTCATCGTATTCTTCCCGGCGGTTTGTGGCCTTGGTTGAACCAGATACGAATACTGCTTCGGGCTTATCGCCTAACAAGCCAAACAGTGTGCTGAGGTATGCCTGCAGGATCTTGCCTGTTTCAATTCGATCTACAAGTATAAGTGTGTTACCGCTTTCCTTGATCTTGTCTACCAACTTGGCAACAGCTTCTATACGCTCTGGTGTAGTTACCAAGTATTTAAGCTCGCTTTGGTAGTCTTTGTATTCGACGTGATCAACTAATTGTACAATATTCACATGGCATTGTGCCAATACGCCTTGCGACTGTAGTTCGCTTGCACGTAGTCGACCCACTACCGGACCTAAACTGACATGTAGGGCTTGAAATTCAAAATCTTCCTTGGGTATTGTGCCTGTCAGACCCCAACGAATTGGTATGTGTGCCATTACTCCTGTCAGCAATGTTTTAAGTGCATCTGCCTTGGCCATGTGTACTTCGTCTACAATAACGCACACCACATTTTCCAGAAACTCTTGTATGGTAACTTCGGCTTCGCCTGACTTGGTATTCTTTAACAAGTTGTTGAGTGACTGCCAAGTGCATATAGTATGCTGACGTCCCCATTCTTTACGATCGCCAAAGTAAACACCA